AGATGTGCGTGCTGTGCCAGGATCGGCCTGTAAAGTGGTTTGACCTGCATCTATCAAACGCATTGATGATGGCCAAGCAATCTCATCTAATATCTGGTTAATACGTGTACCTGATAAGTCTCCAGCCGTAGCGCCTGTGACTGTGCTGATCTGTGCGTTTTGTGCAAGCCTCATCGCATCTACAGCTGTAATGGTTGTGTAGGCAACCTCTGTAGCATCTTTAGGTTGCTGGTTAACATAAGATGTAATAAATCCTGAGAATATAGGATAAGTCGTGCCACTATATGTAGCGGTTATTTGAACTTTCTTCATAGGTGTTAGTAACCCAAAGTAAGGCCCAGTTGCGTTGGTAGGGTTAAAATCGCCATTCTGATCTACGATGCGTAAAGTTAATTGGCCTGTAATAAATCTATCTGCCGTAGGGTTACGGCCTATTTTAGTCTGGACATAATTAACCCGATCAGATACATCGACAATTACAGCTGCGGCATCGGCTAATACGTTAGTGCCCAATATGCCTGAATCGATTAGAAATGCCTGAGCGAATGCTGGGCCAGTGCTAAAGTTAATTACTGCATTTATGACAGGCACAGTCATTATTGAATAAACCCTGCTGGCGCTAGATCTCCATTTTGCTTATAGATCTTTAATAGTAGATCTTGCATAGTTATTTCAAATTCTTGTAATGAGGTTAGGCTGCCCTCTACGTTTACGTTAATGACAGGGGCGGTAGTGGTTGTTGGCACACCCGATGGCATAGAACTTGATGGTATGTAAGTATCGCTTCTGTCAAATGTCGCTGCTCCAGCCTGTACTCTTTCTAATAATTTAGGCAAACTTTCTTTTAGTGAGTCTAAAGTGCCGCCCACGCTTTTTAGGACTATGGCAGTATCTGCTGGGTTAGGTGCTGTTAAAGGTGTGCCTGCCGCTAATTGTTTACTTTGCAGGGCGGCTAAATCGTTTAAATATTTGTTTATGTCGGCTTTGCTAGAACTTAAAGACAATACAGCTGCACCGAAAGCTAGGGCTAAATCAGTAGCGCCTTTAGCTGCATTCATCTCAGCTAAATACTTTTTAGCCAAAGCCTCGTTATTGTCTAGGATGGCTAATTTAGCCTGTATGCGTAGTTTAGTTTCAGCATCGGTAGCCTCGCTTAGAGCCTTCATTAAGGCTATGCGCTCAACGTTAAATTTTTCTTCTAGTTTATCTACCTCAGACTTAGCCTTCATTTTGTTAATTTCGTCTTGGCGTAATTTGTTAGAAGTCTTTAACCTCAATATCTCTTTTGCACGCTCAATATCTCTAGTAGCACTAGATCCTAATTCATAGGTAAAATTAGAAGTAGGCTTGTTTCTTTGTGCTGCTCCTATTTCTGCAAAGCCTGCAAGGTAAGCACCTAATACTGGAATGTTTTTAACATCAAATAAAAATGTGCCGACTTTTCCATCGCCCATTTCTTTTAACTTAGAGATCAAAACTCCAACACCTACAATGGCATCTGCTGTGCTTTGTGCAAAATTTTTCATAGAGTCAGTAGCGGTTGTAATGCCTGTGTCTTTACCAATTAAAGATATGGCATCTAGTAAACCCTTGCCGATTGTCTCTCTAGCATCCTCAGCTGCAACAGTAAGTAAATCCATCTTGCCTGCATAAGTAGTTAATCTAGCCTGTGATTGCCCTGCAAACTTTTTATTAAGTTCGCCTAAGATCTTATCCATATCGCCAGTCTTTAACGTGGCTTTGTTTATGCCAGCACCTAGACGGCTAAGGCCCGTGGTGTTGCCTGAAAATCCTCTAGTTAATGCTGCGCTGACTTCTGTTAAAGATCGACCTGTAGCAGCGCTTACATTTAATGCAGTGTTTAATGCTTCTTGGCTCTTGGTGATGGATCCTGTGACAGTTAGTAATTGCTGGAATGCTGGGCGTAATTGGTCATCTAGTACGCCAGTTACCTTTTGTAAGTTGGCTATGTAGTATTCAACAGACGGAATTGCAAAGGCGTTGCCTGTGTTACGTAATTGTATTTCTAAAGATTTGGCGGCCTTCTCATCTTCCATAAATGCAGTAACGGCCCTTTTACTAAATGCTAGTAATTTTTGAGCTGCAAATACGCTAGCAAAAGTCTTGCCTAGTTTATTGACTGTTTGTTCAAAGGCTGTTAACTCTTTTTTGCCTTTTCTTAATCCTTTATTATCAAAGGTGCTAACTGCACTTACAATTAAATTGGCCACTATGCTGCCCTACGTAATTGAGTTTTATTTTTGAAGTCTGTGGCAACTGTATTTATGGCCTTGACTACAGCTGGTATAACCTTATTAGATTCTTCAAACCAGGCTCTATAAATCAAGCGACCTCGCTGTTTGCCTTCGCCTTTCATTTGGCTAATTGATTCAGCAGATTCTATAAATTGAATGCCAGCATTAGGGTTAAGGCTTTCGGAGTTAGATGCGCCCCTGCGGTTTTTGCGACCAGCAGTTTCAAATATAGCGCCAGGTGCAGATATGTTGGCCACATAAAATGCAGCAGCAAACCCACTACGATTGCGCCGATTTGTGCCAGCATTGTATTTTATTAAACTTTTTGCTAGTGAATAGTCATAAGCTGGGAATGCCCGATAGTTAATAGTCTCGCTAGATGATGTGCCTTTGCCCCATCCGCTTAATACTTCACTTTGTTGTGGTAAATAACCACGTGCAGCATCTCGGACAATAAGCATCGCTGTTTTAATATCTTTAGCCATCTGCTTATTAAGCTCTGGCTCTACTTCTCTCATAGCCTTCTGGAGTTGTTTAACGCCGTTTACCACGACTGGCATTTCGGATCTCCTTAGCTCTATCGGTTAGGACTTGTATGATTGCGGCATACATTTCGCTATCCATATCAATAAACTCTCTAGGCGGTATCCCAGTCTCTACGCTCAGTTGAGCGATTGAGTAGAGAATCGATGACCGCTCGATTATTTTTTTTCGTCATCCAATACTTCTACTGTGTCTAGTGTGTCAATAAACTCCACACCCCACAAAGGTATCTGAGCGCCAGCCCTGCGTAAGCATTCATACGCAAGGTAGAATATTTCAGTCTGACGCTCGTGCTCTCTTAAAATCTTACTGATACCAGCACCATATTTGGTTTCAAAGTTGTATTCAATTCCTGGCGTAATTTTGTGCTCTGAAACTTCGCCATTAGCCCTAGTAATCTTTAACTTTGCCATTATTACTCCTTAGTTAGAATGCCACCGATGGGGACACTGTTATTGCGGAGTTTACTGTAAAGGACAGACTTGATGTTGCAACTTCAGCCACGCCGCCTTGCCCGATTGGAGTTAAGTTATTTACCAAGATTGAAAATTGGTAAGTAGGGTTTGTAGCCGATACGGCAGTGCCCTTAACAGTGATTACTGATACTGATAGGGTCTTGCCAAAGGCTGCGCTAAGTGTCTCGTTTACCTGACCAGCTGCCCAGTCATTGATAAAGTCGATAGTAAATGTGCCTGATTGTAGGCCAGCAACAAACTTATGAGCTGTATCGCCCATAGCGGTTACTTCTAACTCATCTACGATTTGGTTAATTACAGCATTAGTCACGTATGAACTAATGTCGATTGAAGGTACAGTTGGTGCAGCATTAGTAGCCAACTTAACACCAACGTTATTATTTAAATATATTGCCATTGTTATTCCTCGTCTTTCTTAGTTTGTGCGGTTGGTTTTGGTGCGTCTTTAATTTGGCCTGTCTTCTTCAAGAAGGCTAAGTCTTCTTCGTGTGTGCTCATTTTAACTCCAGCTCGTTAGGATTGATACAGTTATTTCTGACGTTAATAAATCTCCACTAGCTGCATTGGTTATAGCTGGAGCGGAGACACTTGATATATTGTAAACCAGGGTCGATGCCGCTAGTTTAGTTACTACTGCTACGATAAAATTTTCTATACCTAGTAAATTACCTTGATTGTCAAATGCAGGTGTAGTTATTAAAATCTTAAAATTAGCCAAGGGTGCGATGGCTGTCTGGCTGTTATTGTTAGGCACAATGTAAGGATCGCCAGGAGTAACTACTACGCTATTTGCGAGCAAAGTTGCAGGTGGGAATGCAAAGGTAGACCAGACTCCATTGTTTGTTAAAGCTGTGGCTAGCGTGCCACGTAGTGTGGTAATTGCTGCCATTAGCCCACCAGTGATGCTGGACTTGAATACGGCTGGATGAGACCACGTACTCGGTTAATCAGCTGATAACCCATCCGATAAGGGCTGGCACTGATCCCATCCATACCTACCCCACCAGTCTGGCTAACTTGTCTAGCCTGCCAGATGTCTACAGCTAGGATCATAGCTGCTTCTCTGATTGCGGGTACCACAGAGTAATCATCTTCTTTAGTGTCTTGGCCTGATGCTTTGCCGTATGGAAGAATTCTATGGAATGGATCGTTTGCGTGTACTTTAGCAAACTGAATAAATGAGTAGCCGTTAGGCCAGTTAAAGTTATTAAAATAATTATAAAATCCTGTAGATATTGATACTGGGATATTTGATCCAGGTATTGTGCCAGTAATTACGTGTTGGCCACCATAGGTGCTGCCGCATCCTTCTACGCTAATTGTTTGACCTTTTACATATATGCCAGGGTTTGCTAATACTAAAGTAGCTACGTTGTCTTGTAATCCTACTGCTACAACAGGTGCATCGTTAAACCATAGATATTGATTGAGAAGGTCCTGAGCCGATTGACAGACCTCTTCTACAACGGCGTCAGTATAGAGAGTGCCAATACCAAGATTGGTGCGTAACTCGGCTTTGGTTACGTAAGTGGCTGCCATTGTATTCCTCTCTTAAAAAACTCCCCCAGGGCTAGGGCTACTAAACCCCAGGGGATTATTACTTGGTTATTAGGCCTTTGCGAACTTAATAATTCCGTAAGGCATCTTGGCAATAGTTGCCATATATCCGTAGATTGCAACCTGTACTTGTAGGTTGGATACTACGTTTACAGACATAAATGCCTGTGGTGAGCGATATACAGTGAATGCCTCTGGTGCAAGGATAATCGCTGAGTTATCATCAAATGCGGTTTGTGAGAAGTTCTTGTCTACGTATAGATCAAGTCCTAATACATTTCCACGGATTGATGTAGGCGCTACTTGTCCAGCTGCGTTCATTGGTTGAATCGCATTGTAAATTGGTCGCTTAGTTGAATCAACTGCGCCCATCAATGCTTGCCATTGTGCTGGGTTTCCGATGTAGTTCTGTGCAAAATAACCTGTGTTAGCATAAACAGCTTTTGCGGCTTCTGCGGTATAGGAAATAATTCCATCGCTATCTGCGGTGGTTGCTGATCCAAAAGTGCCTGCTGACAACAAAGCGGTTAATACAGCTGTATCAATAGTTGTCAAATAAGCATTTTGTAATTGAGTTGTAAGTTCTGCATAGAAGTTAGGATCTGAACGCTCAAGCAACTCAACGCTGAGGGTGTTCATACCACTGTACTTAGATACAGTACCAGTTAGATATTGGCTGACCATATCTGTATTTGAAACGGCTCCGCCTTCTGCCTCAACAGTTACTGTTGGTGCAACACCTGTACCACCCGCTGCGGAAGTGACCAATGAGGGTACTGAAATAGTAAGACCACTTTGCGGCAAGGTGCCCTGACTGCAAGCATCTATAGCAGGTGTGCCAAAACGTGTATTGGTTACAAACTCTGTTAGATATTGAGTTGGATTAAATCCAATTCCGTTAGTTGCAAAATCATCAGCTGCGGTTATGTATAGTTTTGACTCATCGCTACCTAATGCTGCTTTGATTTTATGCTCTGTGTACTTTGCCATCGAATCGATAGGTGTACGTAGGCGTGTTTGAATTAGTGGTGCTGTAATTACTGGGCGAGCAGCTTCTACTGTAGGAGTAGCAGCCTCTGCCTTTGCTTCTTGTGGCGCTGTTGCTAAATCTTCCACAGGAGCCTCGCTTTCTGTTGTTTGGTTTGTGTCCTCTGCTTCGCTTTCGCTTGCAGCAACTTTAGTTACTTGTGCAGCACTGAATGCTGGTGACTCGACCAGACTTACTTCTCTTAATGTTGCGCTGGTTACATATAGATAATCTTTTTTCTGAATTGACTTGTTTACATCTACGCCTACTGACAAGCCATCGATTAATTGTTCACTTGCAAGTATTAGAGCATCTTGCCCTTGCATAGAGTTGCTAATTTTAAATGATGCGTAAATGCCATCTTCTGCTTCTTTGTAGCTTGATTGCATTCTTCCGATTGGTTTTTCTGGGCGGTGCTGCATAAGCATCTTTACCTTGCCTGGGTCACCGATCTCGATTGAGCCTTTAGCAAAGACCACTTTACCTACCGAGGTATTGCCTACTTCTTCAAATGGCACAATTTTGCCAGCGATTATTCTGCGCTCGGTATCGGCAGCTTCTATATGGCTACTGAATGTAAGTTTCATCTTCTGTTTCTCTTCCGTTAGGTGTTAGGCTTTCCATTTCTTTAGCATCATCTATATCAATTAAACCTAGATTAAGCATTTTCTCTAAAGCTTCTAAGCGCTTCATTGTGTCTGCACGTAAGAATGACTCTTCAATAGCAAACTTAACTACGTGGCCTCGTGGGGTTATATCATCCATTGATAAGCGATCTTCAATAGCACAGATAAACGGCTGTAATGAATAAGCTACAAACTCTTTGCGGCCATCAATAATGTTTTGATAGGTCATACTGTTATTCATATCTGCTGAAATGTAATAAGCAGGCACGTTCATCGCTCTAGCGATTTGTGTTGCTAGATACTGTTGTGCTTCGTTATACATCATATCTTTAGGGCTAAAGCCTGTGGTTTCGTAAGACAAGGTAGAAGTTAAATACGCTGTAGATCTATTTAGTCGGCTTTGTTTCCATTGTGCTAATAATCCTGATACTTGCTGCTCTGGTAAATCTGCGCCAGTGTTTTTAATGTAACCACTTGGCATAGGAGTTTGAGCAGATACAGCTGCGGCCTTTTCAATATCTAATGCGCTTTGAATTGTGCGTGATGCTGTAGTTAATACGCCTTGTGTTAGGCCCTGGAATGTAATAAGAGATCCAATACCAGACATAGGTGCAGCAACGCCATCAATAAAATAGGCATCAATTTCTGTGCCAAATTTATTAGTGGTAAATGTAACTCGGTTATTAGCGACCCATTCAAATCGTGATGGTCTTAAATCATCTGCATATAATTCTGTAACACGCCAATATGCAACGCCGTAAAACAACAAACTATCGACAGTCCAGGATATTGTGACGGATCTAGGTTGTCGATAGTCTGGTTGGTCGATCCAGAGAGGGTTCCCCAACGCCTCACCATTAGACTTTTTGTAAAGTTTTAATGGCAAGTATGAAACTACACCAGCTATAAGATTTCTGCAACGGCTAACTGCTGGTACTTGCATAGCAAAGTTACGATCTAATCCACCAGGGAAAT